CTTCTCCTCTAACTTGCTGCCGGCTTCCAGAAATTCCGCCTTGCGGCTGATTTCTCGCGCGCGCCTGCTCAATTCCATCCGGCGGCCGAAGGAGATACGGTTGATGACGAATGTCACTTCCGGCATCGCCTTCGAGCGAACCATAACCACGCTCTCATACGACTCCCGCGCGCGCGCTTCGCCAACCGGGTTGTTCTTACGCTCCGTCCTACCCGAACGCGACAAAAAGTTCATCATCCACGCTCCCCTGCGCCCGGCAGTTCGGAAATTGCCACTGTTGCCGGGTCTCCGCGTCGCTAAACTCAGGCACCTCGGGAATTACACTTTTCATGTAGATGCCAAACAATTGCCCTTGCTGCTGGCCAAGTTGAATCATCACGCTGATCGGCGATTTTTGACGCGCTGCCTGGTAAAGAGCCTGCGTCGCCGCATCATCCTGCTGATACAGGCTGAAGTCCAGTGTTACTGTACGCAGCCCAGGTGAAATGGCGGATGGTAGAATTGTTCCAAATTCCCGCTGTCGAAGATCCACGTTATTGTTAAATGTGATTTGGGCCGCTGTCAGTGTGAAGAAGCGATTGGGCACGCTGCCTAACCACACTTGACCTAAGTGGCCGGGGACAATCGCATAATTGAGCGGAGCTAGAGTAGGCTCCGCGGGAAACGCTGTAAGTCCCGCTTGACCATTTGTAAAACTCGAAGTATCCAGCACATCCTGAGCTGGTCCCGAGAAATCAAATTCGTGAAAGTCTCCGTTGACTTTCAGTGTCAGTTTGTCGAGTGCTGCGCCGGACAGAATGCGCTGTACGGCGGTTCCCGGACTCCAGTAGTCGAAGATCGTAACGCTGTTGAGAACCTCCGCCGGTTGATAGGCAGCCGTGGGGCCAGTAGCCGAACTCGAAGCCGGCGCCACCGTGAAGGGGGCCTGCAATTGCACCGTGAAGTTGTCCACGATCGCGGAGACAAAGCGCATTTCGCCCCCGCTGGTAACCGCTTGTCCCGGAGATAGCCCGTGCGCGGCCGCGAATGCCACTTGTGACGAACTGGGCGTCCCTGCCACCGTTCCACCTCCGGATAACGCAGCCGCGCTGCCGAGACACGCTTGAAACAATGGCCCGTGGGCCGGAAGCGCCGTCTGATCTGCCCAGTTTGACATGTAGCTCTTCAGCACAAAGCTGGTGTCACTGCGCAGGCCGCTCGGATTGCCCAAAAACGTTCTGGATCCGGTCTTGTCCTTGCGCTGAGTCTTCTCGCGCTGTTGCTTGATGCTAAGGCTCACCGCCGGAATTCGATTCGCGGCCGCCACCGTCGCCGCATTTCCGTAGGCCTGCTCCACGGCGACGTAGTAACGATTGTCATTTGATAAAATGTACGACATATGTGATGTGTCTTCCGTGAACTTTTGACTCGATAATGTTGCTGCTTAGAGGAACGTTGTAGCTCTCAGCCTGCGGAGTCCGCACTGATATCCAAAACAAAAGACACCTTCGCGATCTGTATGAAGTTACGCCCACCCTGTTTCACGCCGCCAAATGCGACCTCATATTTGCCGCTGTAAAAGACGCCGTCACCCCAGTCTCCACGGTTGCTGTCCAGCACCTGTGTAATTGCATCGACGTACAACTGAGATTGCATTCCGACATCTTCCAGACGATCTTGCGAAATTCGCGCCTCAATTACCATGTCCGCGTCTCCTGAAAACGTTCGGAACTTCTCTCGCAATACATTGGCGATCTTGTTGCAATAGACACAAACTATCGGGTATTTGATAACGGTGCTGTGCTCCGCGAGATCCGCGGGAACGTTCTGAGCGATCACCTGTTGCGAAGCGATCGCCGGCAGGGTTATGCTTTGCTCGGCAGCCAGCGCTGCTACCGTGTCCGGGACCCCTCCGCTCGCCAGAAGAATTCCCACCAATTTATTCGTGCTTAATGTACCGATCTGCAGCACTCGCCTAGCCCCTTTCAATCAGCCGCTGATCTACCAGAAACCAGGTTGGCTGTTGACCCCGGCCCGGAGGAGCCCCTGCTTGCAGTGCAGCCGCTAACGTCCACGTGTTACCGACCGCGATTGGGCTGCTGTTCTGCAAGCTCGTCGCTTCCGGTGCTTCCCCGATGTACGCATTCCAACCCGTCGCGTTCGGCGGCGGATTAACTGCGGCAACCACCAATTGCTGCCCAGTGGACGTTGTGAGCTGAGCAGCCTCGCTTGCGCTTCCCGATTGTCCAGTCTGATTCACCCACGCAACTCCCACATAGTAAGTGGCTGCCGAGCCACTTCCGAAGATTGTAGTTAGTACCGGAAGAGCGGCCTTTGGGATAGGTCCCGAAACCAGTCCCACTCCGATCTGGAGGTAACTCTCCGCGGCATCCGCGGCGAGTTGCTCGTACTCGGCCCACTTTCCCTTATATCGATCGTTCAGTTGATTGTTGTACGCGTCCCGATACACCAATGCCAGCGTCTTAAGGGCATGCCAGCGGCGCAGAGGATCGGTAACAACCACGTCACCCACACCAATGGTTCGCCGATAAGTGACGGTCCACAGGACATCCGGCTGCCGGAACCGCCGCAGCAGAAACAGAATCAGCTCCGAGGCAATTTCGCCTTGCGCCAGTGCGCTTTTTCCCGCCAGATCTATCTGTTCGGTATTAGCGACCGTAAGAATAGCGTTCTCGTAGTTTTGAAGGTCAATCGCTTCATTGATCGGTCCATCCGTAAACAGGGCCATGGGAGTAACCAACCGTCAGCGCTTCTCCGGACGCGAAGCACTCTTGATAGCTCGAAAGTCAGCTTCCGACACCACGTTCACTTGTATCCGCTGCGCAACTGCCCGTTGCTCTGCTTCCTGCCTGGCCTGATCCACCGCACTGCGATGCTCTGCAACCTCCTCGGCGCTGGCCAGGCGCGCCCGCCCTTCCACGATTAGTTTCGCGGCAATGCCTCGCGGCACCTCGGATTTTTGTCCCGCTCGGCCGCCGTCCGGCGTCTCGTGGCTCACTACCAACACGTGTGGATCGGTAATTTCCTGCTCGATCTTCCGCAGTTTCTGATAGAACAGTCGTAAATCCATGTTTCTCCCTTGGGGTGGCGCAGGCGCTTTCGCCTGCGCGCTAGTTGGCACACAGCTCCTGTCGCGCCCTAACTATCCACTTGTACGCCGAAAGTGTTGCGGAGCACCGCCACCCCGTACAACACATCCACGGTGAATTGCTGCGCCAAGGTGTTCGGCTGATAGCTCATCACCACACGCAGTCCGAAGTTCCCCATCTCCGCATACTCGGCGATGGCACCAGTCCCGGGCAGTGGTTGAGGCAGTCTGCGGATGACCAGTCCGATCCCATCCCGCGAGAATGCAATGTTGTGAGTGGTTACCGGCGCACTGCCAGTCTTGGATACCAACTGCGACCGGAAAATGAAGAAGTCCTTCAGTTTGCCTACGGCGCCATCTACCAACGCGCGAAGTCCGGCTTCACCCGCCGAGTAATACTCGCTGAATCGCGGAATCTGTCGCAGTGCCGAGTAAGTGACAGGATCAACCACCAGGTACTTCCCGGCGCTGGCAGGCACCATGGCCTGGAACAATGAGGTCTCAGCCTGGTCTATCGTCGCCTCTGTGATAGCCATCCCCGGCAGGCCTACCACGGTGTTCGCCGTGAATTGCGAGTACAGGCCCAGAAGATCGGACTCGATTCGGTCGGCTAAGGCTACCACCGCCGGCTGCATGTATAACTTCAAAAGATCCGGTACCGCGAGAACTTTCGTCACGTCCGGAATTTGAAACGTCGCCTCCGCGTGGGTATTCAACACAATCTGTGCGTTTCCTAGGCTCGGGTTCTGAGTCTGAACCGTGCCCCCCTCCGCGATGTTATTAGCCACCAGAACCGGGGGAATCGGAACGTTGACAGTATCCCCGGAATGCGCCAATGTCGGCTCATAATCCCGATTGACTAAATTGCCCATCACCAGATTGGCGACAAGCGCTGGCAATGCATCCACTGCAACCAATTTGACTATCGCACTCGAAACATTTGCTGATGTAATTGCTGGCATCTTTTCTTCCCTTTCTTGTTCCTTTTACTAAGTTGCCCGGAGTTGCTCGTCTTTCGGACTGCTCCCCCAGCGCCTATTAAAGACCTCGCATCGCCTGGCTCGCTACCCGCGCAATCTCCTGCCGGGCCTTGTCCAAATCCTCGGCGCTCATGCCCGGCCGGATCTTATCCAGATCAATTCCCCCTCCACTCCCCGCTATCTTAGGCGCCGATCCCATCCCTGAGCCGCCGGTGATTCGCGCCGGTAGCAGCTCCGGATTTTCTTGCACGAACTGCGCCAGATATTCCCGCACCGAAACCTCGCCCTGCCCTCCCTTCGCAGTCAGCCGCCCGTCCTCTCCGCGTTGAATATCGTCTTTTACCGCACGATACGCTAAATCGACTTTGGCGACGCCAAGCCGCTGCAACTCCGACCGAATCGACACGCTACGCTCCGCCTCTTCCGCCATTTGCCGGCTGCGCTGGTTTTCCTGAACCAGGTCGTTCATTCGCCGCTCTAAGTCCTCACGCCGTTTGCGCTCGTCCAGCAATTCAGCCTTGTAAGCAGGCTCTGCTTTGCTCTGTTGGGCGCGCACAAATTCCTCGATCACCCCTTGAATAATGGGGCGCAGGTCCGTGCCATCGTTCTTCGGCTCTTCCATAAACCTCCTACCTTCCCGCTTTCGAAACACTGCCACTTACGGCTCCAAGCCGTGCCTTACCGCTTCACGACCGCGCCTTTACCGTTCCGCGAGCGTGCTTTACCGTTCCGCGAGCGCGCCTTACCGAGCCGCGACCGTAAGGGAGTCGGTGCCTTCTCTCAACTCCTAACTCTGTTGATCGATCTCCCGTCCGATCCTGTCTTTCACTTCCTGCCTCACATCACACAGGAATTGAAAAGCCAGCTTCTTGAACACTTGCTTCTGCAGTGTCGGCGATTTGATTCCTAGCTGCAAGAGCCTTTCCGCGTCATCCAGCTCCGTCCCAAAGTCGCCGATGTCGAATTCGTCCATGCCGGAGACATCGATGCTCAAGCCGTCTTCCCGCGCGGCGTCAATCGCTCGCAGCACGCGCTTCATGGCTTCCTTCACCGCATCGCCGTAGGCGCGCAGCACTTCTTGCGTAATCGCGTAGTCTCTTTGTTTGCTGAGTCCGGATTGCGCCGTGCTCCCCGAGAGCGCCGCTCCCGCGTGCGTGACATGACAAACTCGGTAGATCTCCTCTTGCAGCCGCGCCAGGTTGTCGGCCGCAATCTGGTAAACGTGACCCTCCGGCTCCGTCCATCCAAAGCGGTCTTGCGGACCGAGTTGGATGTAGTAAGACTCACCCATCACTTGGTTCCAGTCCCGTTCGGAATACACTACTGGCATGGCGAACAACCCCATCGTCAGAGCCCACCCCAAGGCATTCGACTTATTGAAGTGTTCCAGCTGCAGTGATCCCGCTTTGTTCACCAGCCAAAGCCCTTCCGACACTCGTAGCTCCACTAAAGGAACTCGTGCCTGCTTCGCCAACCCGTGCCGGCCCTCCGACACGACTTCGATGTGACCCGGCTCCGATCCCCGCTCTGACTGCTCGTAAATCCGGTAGTTCTCTTTGTCGTAATAAACCCAGCGTGTTAACTTTACCCACGCCGGATCTTCAATGTTTGTCTTCTTAAGGCTCTGCGTCCTGAGTACCACCCACTGATAATGACCGTGATCGTCGTAACTCCAGTTGATCAATTCATCCGCGGAGTAACTAACCAAGTACGCACGCGAAGCTCCCCGCTCATCCTCCTCGGCGCGCGTCCCTGCTGGACTGCCTAGCCGCGGAAAGTCGATCAGGACAAAGCTCTTCCCACTAACCAGTGCCTCGATGAATTGCCTCCGGAAGAACTCCGAAAGGTTGGCCCCCTTAAGATCGCAATCCTCGGTAAATTCAGCGAAAAAGCTCTTCGCGCGCTCGTTATTTCCCTCAAACGCTAACACCGGCTCCCGCCGAAAAAGCGTCGCCGCGTACCAGTCGACGATTGAGCCGATGTAATTCTCATAGAAGCTTCGGCTCAACCTCTCCGCGTACACATCGCCAGGTTCCTTCTGGCGGCGCACCAGGTACCGGTCGGCGTTCATCTTGAATTGCTCACCGCCCGAATATAGGTCCCGGTACTGCCGCCACATGGCGCGCTTATTCGCGAAGTCCGGATGCTCGTGATTGATATCGAAGCTCGTGCTGCCTTTGTTCATCTCGTCCCGTAATCTGTTAAATCAGCCGGTTGCCCTGCTCCCCAAATGCCACCGTCGGCCGGTACTCCTGCCATATCAAGTAACCCAGCGCGTCCGATAAGTGAGTCCTACTAGGATCCCTATCCTTATCAATCACTCCGCTGTCAGGCTTGAATGTCACTTCTTCAAAGTCCATGATCAGAGCCTTGCAACGCGGATCCGTGAATAAACTAACTTCTTCGCTCGCCGAGAACAGCTTGGCGTTCACCAGCGCTACTCGTTCCCGTACGCTCGGGTTACTCGCCGGAACTCGAAACTTAAGACTCCTATATGCCGTTCGCCGGAAATATTCCTTGATGATTTGATAGTCCGTGGTTCCCGCGGTCTGTAACCGCTGCCCCGACGCGTCGCCGTAAATCACGATTCCCGCTTGATGATTCGGATATCTCTCATGGAACTCCTGGCACGCTTCAGTAGTGCTGGCCCGGCTCAATACAATCTCGTCCAAAACCAGCACCTCGTCTCCGTTTCTCTGCGCCACTATCGAGCTCATCGGATCCACGTTGAAATCCAGCGCCCAAAACAGCGGCAACCTCGGATCAACTTCCATCACCTTCACGTTTCGCGCCCGGTTGAACCCCCGGTAAACCACCCCGGCCTGGACGTTCAAGTACTCGCCCAGCACTTCTTGATCGAAAAACCTCGGATCGTAGCTGCTCTTCAGCCGATCGTAAAAATCCGGTACCTTGTCCAGGACGTACCGATTCTCGAAAGCCTGCGCGAGAACCACTTCGTAGCCCTCTACGCGATTCCGAATAAACCGGCGATGCACCCAATCGAAACCCTTGGGCGTCCAAACCGCGAAGCCGCATAGCCGCGACCCCTTGGGATCCCTCAGACGCCCCTCCAACCGCAACCACGCTTCCTCAGCCGTGTAAGTCAGCTCGTCCAACCCGAACCACGCCAGGTTAGTGCCCCGCAGCCTTTCAAAATCGTCCACCGCGCGAAAATAAATCCTCGAACCGGTATCCTTCATCACCAATACCGATTCGGCCTTATTGAACGCGTGAGGCAGACCGTTCGCACTCACAATCTCCAGAAAACTAGTCAAAGTCGCGTCACGCAACATCGGGTAAGTCGGTGCGCCAACTAATCCCTGTCTGCCCGGATTCAAGTAACTAAGCCGAATCGCTTCCTGGCACAGCGCCTGGCTCTTCCCGGATCCGATCGGGCCCGAGAAACCCTTGAACCTTGCCATTGAGCAGTGAAACTTCCACTGCGAGGGCAGCGGGCTATACTCTATTTCACGCCGCTTTGTCTCTCCGGCCCGTCTCTCCACGTAACAATGACCTCCGCCGGTTGCTCCTCCTGCTCTAACTCACGTTGCAATTGGATTAACCGGATGAAGTCCGCCAGCGTGACTTTCGTCTTCTCCGAGTCAAGCTCTCTTTCAATTCTCGAAAGTAGGGACGTGATCAGTTCCTTGCGGCTCTTCGTCGCCTCCGGGCGTTTGCTTTTCCGCGGAATTTCGCGCAAAGGAAAACCCTGCACCTTCGTCCCTCGTGGCATTGCAAATCCCCAAAAAATCGGGGCGCCCCTTTCGGAAGCGCCCCAAAACAACTCTCTCCTGCACCAAACTTAGCAGCGGGATACTAACTCTAATCGCGAGTATCCGCCAAGCAATTGAAAATGCTATGCAGATTTAGGCGAATTTTTC